CTCGCGCAACATCATTCTAAAGACCCGACAGCTTGGCTTTACACGTTGAATGATTGACGCGCTGGATGACTGCCTGTTTACGAAAAACTTCAGCGCCGGGTGTATCTGTCACAACCTGGACGATGCCAAAGATATTTTCCGAAACAAGATCACGTTTGCGTATCGAAACATTCCCGACACCTGGCTGGCACTGTTTGAGAAAATTGGCTTACGGTTTCCCCGGCCAGTGAGTGACAAGGGCGGATCTGGCGCCTACGTATTTGATAACGACTCCAGCATCAACGTAAGCACCAGTTACCGGGGTGGCACACTGCAACGGCTGCACGTGTCGGAGTTCGGCAAAATCTGCAAACAGTACCCTCACAAGGCGCAGGAGATCGTAACCGGCGCGTTTGAGGCGGTGGGGCTGGGCAATCAGATCACACTGGAGTCAACCGCAGAGGGCCGTGAAGGCTACTTTTTGATTACTGCCAGAACGCTCGCAACTTGCAAGACCTTGAGCGTCAATTAACCGATCTGGATTTTCAGTTTCACTTTTTCCCTTGGTGGCAAGAGCCAGCGTATGCCATGGATGCCCGTACCGTGGTGGTGCCGGCGAGATTGCACGAATACTTTGAGGATTTGGCGCAGAAGCTGGGCATTCACACCACGCCAGACCAGCAAGCCTGGTACGCCAAAAAGTCTGAAATTCTGCAAGATGATATGCAGCGAGAGTACCCATCAACTCCTGAAGAAGCCTTTAACCAGTCGGTTGAAGGTGCGTACTACGCCACACAGATGCGCTTCCTGCGCAAGAATAAGCGACTCACGACCGAAGTTCAGGCCAATCCGCAGTTGCCGGTATTCACTGGCTGGGATCTGGGCATGAATGACGCGATGGTGATCTGGTTTGCGCAGATTGTAGGCAGGGAAGTCCACCTGATTGACTACCTGGAAGGCGAGGGCGAGGGCATTGAATACTACGCCAACGAACTGAACAAAAAAGGACTATCGCTACGGAGGCCATTATGGGCCACACGATCTGGCGGTACGTGAGCTGGGCACAGGCTTGTCCCGGGTGGATGTGGCCAAGCAGTTCGGCATTAAGTTTGAAGTCGTCCCGCGAATCAGCAACCAGGCCGAGGGCGTCCAAGCTGTTCGCCAGTTCCTGCCGACGTGCTGGATCAATGAAGAAACCTGCGCCCAGGGTGTCGCCTGTTTGGACAATTACCGCAAGGAGTGGGACGACAAGCGCGGCGTTTACAAGGATTCACCCCGGCATGACTGGGCCTCTCACGGCGCCAAAGGGCTAGAAACGCTTGCCCGAGCCGACCTGATGGCCCGCATATCACGCCAAGATTTCGCCAAGTCACGCACGCCAAGTCGGCGCAGTGGCTGGGCAGCACACACTTAGGAGCACCAATGGCCATTCTTGATTCCAACAAGCCCGTTAGCTTTACTCAGCGGGAGATTGCCGTGGTGATTGCGCAAGCCGTGGCAAAAACCGGATTACCGATCCCTGGCGGCAAGTTTCGCAACGATGCGGACCACATTCAGATTGACCCGATTGTGATCGAGGCCCGCGTAACCCAACCAAAGCAGGGCGTCCGGTTGCAGTTTGAGGTCCTCGGCGGATTTGGAGTTTCGTTGAACATAAAAATCGGTGAGTTTGAATCCGATCCGGTGGGCTACTTGAAAGATTTGTTCGGCCAGCTGCACCCGATGATGCGCAACGCCCAGAAGCTGCGCGACAAAAAGCGCATTGAAAACCAAGCCATGTACGATTTTCTGACCAAGGGAGTTGCCGCGAATGGCTAGTCTGGGGCTGATGCAGTACAAATCTGCCGATGACTTACGGGTCGATGATGAAAACGAAGCCCAGCGCCTGGCTGATGCCGACTCTCGCAAACGTGAACTGATAGAAAGCTCCCTGGGTACCCACATACGGCGCTCATGGGAAGAGGCCAAGATGGCCAAGCAAGAAGTGGAAAACCGATTGCTGGACTGTCTGCGCCGCCGCAAGGGTGAGTATGACCCGAGTAAGCTGTCCGCTATCAAAGCCGAAGGCGGCAGTGTCGTTTACATGATGCTGACCACCACAAAATGCCGTGCCGCTTCTGCCTGGGTGCGAGACATTCTGATGCCGTCCACCGAAAAGCCGTGGGGATTAGACCCAACCCCATTAGCCGAAGTGCCGACCGAATTTGTGCAGCCTGTATTCCAGCAGTTCATGCAGCAGGCACTGCAGCAGGCGCAAGAATCCGGCGAGCAGCCTGACCCTGAAAAACTGATGGAAGATGCTGAGAAGCACATTCGTAAGGTCGTGCAGGAAAAAGCGCGGGAGGCCGCTGAGCGCCACGAAGAATTGATTAACGATCAAATGGCCGAAGGTGAGTGGGATGAAGCGTTTGAAGGCTTCATTGATGATTTTGTCACCTACCCGGCAGGGTTTGTTCGAGGCCATAACCTGCGCCGAGTTTCATCCCTGGGCTGGATGGAAGGCTGGAAGGCGGTTAAGACGCAAGAGATTAAGCCTCAGTGGTATCGCGTCAGTCCGTTCGACATTTACCCCAGTGCAGACGCTACCACTATTGATGATGGCGCCTACATCATTGAACGAGCCCGGTTCACACGCGCACATCTCAACAAGCTGATTGGCGTACCGTCCTACAGCACTGAATCCATCCGTGAGGTTTTGAGTGAGCACGGCCAAAGCGGATTGCGCGACTGGCTGTGGACGGACGGCGAACGCGCTGAACTCGAAGGCCGGGGCCACGAATGGCTGACCCGAGGCCAGACCATCGACGCATTGATCTATAGTGGCGGGGCGCAAGGCACGACTTTATTGCAGTGGGGCATTGACCCCAAAGAGGTGGAAGACCCGCTGGCCGAGTACGAAGTAGAAGCTACACTGATTGGCCAGCACGTCATCCGCGTGAAGTTCAACCGTGATCCACTGGAGCGCCGGCCGTACCACAAAGCCAGCTTTCAGCCTGTGCCTGGCTCCTTCTGGGGTCATGCAATCCCTGAGCTAATGGCTGACATTCAAGACGTGTGCAACGCCACCGCCCGCAGCTTGATTAACAACCTGGCCATTTCATCCGGGCCGCAAGTGGAAATCTACGAGGATCGACTAGACCCCTCCGAAGACCCGACCGACCTGTACCCATGGAAGGTATGGCGCACCAAAGATTCAGCCGTCACCGGCAATAACCCTGCCGTGCGCTTCTATCAGCCAGGCAGTAACGCCGCTGAACTCATGGGCGTGTACGAGAAGTTTGAGATCCGCGCTGACGACGCCACCAATATTCCGCGCTATTCCTACGGTAACGAGAATGTAGGCGGGGCAGGCCAGACTGCATCCGGCCTGTCGATGCTAATGGAGAGCGCTAACAAGGGCATCAAGGACGCCATCCGGCACATTGACCGGGGCGTGGTTCGTCGTGTGGTGGAAGCCTTGTGGCTGCACAACATGCAGTATTCGGACGATAACAGCATCAAAGGCGATGCGGCGGTTATCCCTCGCGGTTCATCGGCCATGTTGATCCGTGAACAGACACACAATATGCGCTCACAATTCCTGCAAATGACCAATAACCCGACCGATCTGGCGATCATTGGCCAGGAAGGGCGCCGCAAGTTGCTGGAATCCATTGCTGAAAAGCTGGATCTGCCAGGTTCTATCCCAACCGAGGACGAAATGGAGCAGAACACCGCCGCGCAAAACGAAGCCGGTCAGATGATGCAGCAGTTGGAACAAGCCATTAAGAAGGCCGAGATGCAGGAAAAGACCGCCAAAGCTGAAAAGACCATGGCCGAAGTGGACGAAACCCGCGCCGACACCCAGAAAACGCAGACCCTGACGCCGCTGGAAGCCAAAAAGATGCTGGCTGAAATCCTAAAAATGATGCAACCGGAGCCTACAAATGGACGAGCAGGACTGGAAAGCCCTGGCCAGAATCGCCAGCTCGCCGGACGGCCAGCGCCTACTGGTTATCTTGGCCAAGCGTCGAGAGGAATGCAGGGACAAACTGGAACGCCTGGCGGATACCCAGCAACTCAACAGGGCTCAGGGCTGCGCTGAAGCTATCAAGGAGTTACAGCAGAACCTGAATGAAGCCCGCGAAGTCGTGAACAAGCGATTCAGCAAAGACTAATCACAGCCGGTATTCCGGCCCCACAACAAAGCCGCTTTCTCTTCACAGGGTAGGCGGCTTTTTTGTGGGCGAACGCTCAACAGCCTTACGCGAAGGCCGATTGAATCCGTGACCCCTTAATCGTGAACCCCGGTTACACCGGCTCACCGCGCATGAAGCGCACAGGAGTTGAAATGTCAGCACTACCCAAGTCCATCCAGCAGCAGATTGAAGACGCTCAAAAGCACTACGAACCCGCCGCGAATCCCGAGGCAATCGCCCCGACTCCCGATCCTGAAACCGTAGCGTCTGCTGCACCGGACACTGCCGCGCAATCCGCTGAACTCGATCCGAATGACCCGAAGCACTCCCCGCCCGACGAGCCCAAGCGCTCTGAGAGCTACTGGGAACACCGCTTCAACGTCATCAATGGCAAGTATGCCGCCGAGGTTCCTGCACTGCGTGATGAGGTTAAAAGCCTGAAGTCTGCGATTGAACAGAAAGACCTTCAGATGACGGAGATGAAAGACGCTCCCGCCCCAACGGGCAACATCGGTGGTTTGACGGACGCGCAGATTCAGCAAGGCAAGGATGAGTTCGGCGAGGACTTTGTATCGTTCGTGCAACAAATGATCGACAGCAAGGCCGCGCCCGCCGATAACTCAAAAATGCAGGAACTGGAAGGCAAGGTACGCCAGTTTGAAGAGCGCGAATTGCAGAAAACCCAGGCCTCGTTCTGGACCGTTCTCGGCGAACTCGCTCCCGACTGGAAAACCATTAACGCTGACCCGAAGTTTCACGCATTCCTCGCCCAATACGACCCGCAGACCGGAAAGCAGCGCCAGAGTGATTTGGTGACTGCGCAACAGGCACTGGATGCCGACCGGGTAGGAGCAGTATTCAACGCCTTTACAGACCAGCAACCCGCACCTCAACGCAAAATCCCTGACGACCAGATAGATCCGCAATCCAGCCGCACCAATGCAGCCGCCCCCCAAGGCGGTCACATTTGGACGGGGCCGGAGATCAAGCAGTTCTATCAGGAAAAGGCACAAGGGAAGTTTGGCGAAGACGAGGGGCAGAAGCTGGAAGCCGACATTTTCCGCGCCCAATCAGAAGGCCGCATCCGATAACGGAGCGGCCAGGGCGATCATGATTAAGAGGAAGTTATCATGGCAGGTCCAGCTCGTGACGAAGGTCATCCCAATATTTCCAGCACCAGTGCCAGCGGTTTTATTCCGTCAATCTGGAGCGGCAAATTGGTCGAAAAATTGTACGCTCGCACCGCTTTTGCGGAGGTCAGCAACACCTACTACGAAGGCTCCATCAAGGGGGCCGGCGACACTGTTCAGATCCGCACCACGCCTAGCATTGTCATTAGTGACTATGTGATTGGTGGCGGTCTGACTTATGAAAAGCCGGTCAGCGACAAGGTAGAACTGCAGATTGACCAGGCCAAGTCGTTCAGCTTTGAAGTGAACGACGTGGACGCCTATCAGGCTGATATTAAGCTGATGGACGACTGGTCTGACGACGCCGGTCAGCAGATGAAGATCACTATCGACAAGGATATTAGCTCCTATGCCTACACCGAAGCTGCCGCAGCGAACGCGGGCATAACGGCGGGCGTCGAGTCTGGATCTTTGGATCTGGGCGTAGCCGGTGATCCGGTGGCCATCACCAAGGGGACCATCCTTGATGTGCTGGTTGACTGTGGTACTGCGCTGGACGAGCAGAACGTGCCAGACGATGGCCGTTACATCATGCTGCCCGCGTGGATGAACGGCATGCTGAAGAAGTCCGATCTTCGTGATGCTAGCATCATGGGCGACGCCACTTCCGCTTTCCGTAATGGGAAAATCGGTATGTTGGATCGTTTTTCCGTCTACGTGAACAACAACATGTCCACGGTCACCGACGGCACTACCGGCAACCAGGCAACCAACGTGATCTTTGGCCACAAGAAGGCGCTGACCTTCGCAAGCCAGATGACCAATATGGAAACCCTGCCCAACCCCTCCGACTTCGGCAAGCTGATCCGTGGCTTGAACGTCTATGGCCGTAAGGTCATTGATCCTAACGCCATTGGTCACCTGTACGCAGAACGCGGCTAAACCCACAGGTAAAACCCGCTAACGCAAGGCTGCCTTTCGGGGTGGCCTTGCTTTTCAGGAGTAACGCATGGACATCATCAAAGCCCTTGAAGGGGCCAAAACCAAAGACGAACTGGAAGACCTTGGCATTGAGCACCTGGGCGTCGATGTGGATAAGCGCAAAGCCAAGGAAGTGATGCGGTCTGAATTGTTGGCCGAGGCTGAAGATCAGGCTGAGCCGGAAACAAAGATTCATCCAGAAAAAACGGCCAAGCCAACGCTGGCACCGATAGGCCGTATGGCCCGAAACAAAGCCACCGGCCGAGTTATGCCGTGGACGGCTGCAATGGCCAAGTATTCACACATGGAGGAAATCTAGCCCATGGCCACCGTTGCCCCGATCATCAACAACGTCAAGACAGTTTTGCAGGAGATCACCGCAGACGGTATACGCTGGAACAATGTTGAGCTGGTTGGCTGGTTGAATGAATTTTACCAGGCAGCGGTACAAATTAAGCCCGAGGCATTCTCTGTAAGCGAAAGCCTGTCTCTTGTCGAGGGCACGAAACAAGACATTCCCACCAGTGGCCTGCGATTGCTGGACGTGATTCGCAACGCAACCGGTATGGCCATCACGGTCACAACTCGTCGCGCACTGGATTCGACCCGCCGCAGTTGGCACGCAGACCAGGCCAGCAGCAGCATCGAGCAATTCACATTTGATGAGCTAAGCCCCACTCGCTTTTACGTTCACCCGCCTGCGATTGCCGGTACTTCCGTTGATATTCTGTATTCCGCCGTGCCGGAGGGCCATAACGCTACGCTGGATTTGGCCGTCGTCGGCTTGGAGTCGTTCAAGCTGAACGCCGCTTATGTGCCTGTGGCCACCGATTACATTCTTTACCGGGCCTTCAGCAAAGACGCCGAACACGCGCCGAATTTGCAGCGGGCCCAGATGCACTATCAAAGCTACATGCAACAAATGGCCGGCAAGGCGCAGACGGGATGCGCAAACTTCCCCGAACGCCTATGACGCCTCCACGAACCCGCAGAGGGCCAGATAATGACAATAGATGATCTGGTAAACCAAGTGGCGATTGATGTGCCTGACGCCCCGCTGATGACCGTGCGCGAACAGATCAAGCGCATGGCCCGCGAATTGTGCCAAGAGGCTGATGCCTGGGTGATCGAGGGCATTGTGGTGGTTGGCCGCTAAATCCGGTTATGCCCAAGTGTCTAACGCCCGAGAACGGCGAAGTGTTGCGGATTTCAGCATTAAAAGACACCGACCGACCCCTGAAGGCCAATTTTGACTTTTGAGCAGAAAACGCCCCGACCAAATCACCATGCTGCGCGACACCAAGAGCGACACACTAACCGGGCGCTTGGCTTGCCGTCCAGCCGTGGGGGCCGATCTTCCTGATGCTTTGCTGAACGATCACGCGGACGCCATTGCCGATGGTGCTCGTTGGCGACTCCTGCTCATGCCCCAGCCATGGCGAAACCCTGAAATGGCCACCTACTACCAAACCCAATACCGATCCGGCACAACGGACGCCAAGCGCCTTGCCACCTTTGGCCATGCACGCGGCGGTGTGCGCGTAAAAGCCCGACAGTTCATCTAACGGGATCCCTCTATGAAGATTCAACACGCGGCTTTCCGGGGCGAACTGCCTATCCTGGACCCCCGGCTATTGCCTGAAAACAACGCGCAGACCGCCCGCAACCTGGACCTTGACCGGGGCACCTTGCGGCCTCACAACGACACCCTGATTGACAGCGCCCTACCTGACACGATCAACCCGGCCAACTTGTACCGCTATGACGTTGGTAACGACGGCAGCGGCTTCTGGTTCTCTTGGGGTGCTCAATATGACATTGACGTGGTGCGCTCCCCGATTGCCAATGACGCTTACGCCCGGGTGTACTGGACTGGTCAGGATGCGCCCAAGATGGGATCCCTTGCGCAAGTCACCACCGGCACCGGGCCTTATCCGTCAGCCTGGTATGAATTAGGCGTTCCCGCGCCTGCGTCTGGCCCTTCCGTGGTCGCGCCTGAAGATCGGACGGAGGTGCCGGACACGGCGCTGGAAACCGTGTATGTGGTGACGCTGGTTAGCGCGTTTGGCGAGGAAGGCCGCCGAGTGATCCGTCCGGCTTTGTGTTGCGCTGGGATGACGTGGACACCAATCCGGGCTTTGGTGAGGTCGAGGTCACATTGCCCGGCGTCCCTACCGCGAATCTGTACATTACCAAGAAGCGGCTATACCGCGTGGAAAGTGGCGGCCAGTATCAG